CCCATTAAAGAAAATTATACCTACAAAGCGAAAAAGCCACCCCTTTTGAGGGCGGCTTTCTCAGTTCATCATTCCATTCCGATTAAGGAAGGAACGTCAGGTCGTAACCATAAATGTACACGTCAGCAGTCGCCGCAGCGCCTTGTGCGGTTGTGCAACGAATGTACAGATTGTCGCCGGTAAGCGAGTCAGTATCGCTGGCCGCGGTCACCACCACTTTGTCGCTGGCCGAATTACCGGTTAGCGCGTAAGCGGTTTTGACTGCCACACCAGTTGCGCCTGGGCCGCTGTAAACAGCAAGTTGCGCGGTGGTCAGGTTGATGCTGGCGTTTGCGACAATGATGTCCTGAACGCTATACGATGAACTATTGACAACGGCTGCAATAGTGTCAGCGACAGAGTTGAGGTTGACGCCTTGGGCGCTGGCCAACAGGCGGTAAGCCTGGTTAGTGGCCAGATTCGACGGGTGATTGGTTTGGGTGCTTGCTGGGCCTGGATTTGCCATGATAGGTTTCCTTTCTATATTTCAAAGTTAAGCCGCAACACGGCAAGCGAGTTCCTGGTACAGCGGCGCCCAGCCGTACAGCACGTCCAAACGGGTCGGGATGCTGTCGTTGTTGATCGTGTATTGACGAACAACACGAATCGACAGTCCCAGTTCCTTGTCAGACGCACGGCCAGCAAAATGCACACCGTCAGGCAGTTCGAGGTCAGCGGTAGCCAGCGTGAATGCGTTACGGTGCATTACGATGTTTTGTGCGCTGACAGTGCCGGTTGCCGACGTGCCGATGCTGAACGGGGTGACCGTTGCAGTTGCGGAAGTAGTCGGGATGGTGACGTTTTGGAACTGACCGCCAGTGATGATGGCCGGAACCACGGTCACTTGCATTGTGGACGAACCAGTACCAGTAACAGTGGATTGAACCACGAAGTTACGGGCTTTGTTCGAACCATACGCTTGACGGCTCTGTGGGTTGACTGCAAACACGTTGGCAATCTGAATCACGTCGCCTTGGCGCAGTGTCAGACCGGCGCTATGGGTCAGGGTGATCGTCGAGGACGATGCCCAGCCGGTAGCAATACCGATGCTTTGGGTGTTAGCGGTCAGGGTGCCAGCAGTCGTAGTCCATGCACCGAACGTTTGCGAAATAACGTTCTGATCCATTTTCCAGTTCATGCCGCCCGAATCGCGGCCCATCAGACCCTTTTGATACTGGGTGCTGACAGCCGATTGTGGGTTGAACAGACCTTTCAGGCTGTCAACGATGGTTGCACTGGTAAACGGCTCGATGATGCACGAACGGCGGCCATCGCGGGGTGCGCCTTCCGAATCCAGATACGCTTGGGCGGTCAGATAAGTAATCAGACCAGTCGGGGGAACGCCAGCAGTGCCAACGATGTTGGCGGTGCTGTTTTTTGCCATAGTCAGACCGTCAAAGTCGATCTTGTTGGCGATTGCAGCGATAGCGGGCTTCAGTACGCGGTCGCTGAACATATCAAGCGAAAGTGCCAGGTCTTGGGTCGTGAACTGGGTATCGACGTGGAACTGGGTCGAAAGTGTCACGGGAATGCTGGTTTCGTTGAAATCTTCAACGTTCAGGGCAGGGCCGGTAGTACCGATGAAACGGCCAGGACGACGGACGTTTAGGGTGTTACCAATCTTTGCGCCTACGACGGCAAACTGGTCGTCGTACTCGCGGTTTACCTCAGACGTAAAAGTCAGTTCGTTTTCCAAGACCATCAACGCTTCGTTGGTGATCTTGCTAATGGTTAGCAGATTGTTGGACATTTCAGTTTCCTTAAAAAAAGGTTAGTTGTCAGCGGATTTTTTTGGCCATGCGGGCGGCTTTCCATTGCTGAAACGTACCGTGGAAATTGCCATCGGCATCCACGTTCGCGTCAACCGTGTTGACCGCACCACGCAGCGGATTAATCGGCGCTGGCGCTTTTGACTTCCCAACAACAGGCTTCGCCGCAGGTTCAGTGCTTGAATCCTTATCGAAACGGGCTTCGATCTTGCCAATGGCTCGAACGGCAGAAACAACTGACATATCGCCCAATTTCTTTGCAAACTCGGTGTTTTCGGCCAAGTAATACAAAATTTTTGGGCCATGCTCTGATTCGATGATGGCATCGCGTACTGGGTCAGACACCCGTACATCGCTGCTTTGCACCATGTCATCAAAGTCGGGCAGTTCGTTTTTGGCTGCGTTCACACGGTCTGCCCAGGCTTGAAACTTCGCTTCCTGTTCAACCGCGGCCTTGCGGGCCTTTTCTTCCCTGTCCCGTTCCATCAGTTTTTTGTCAGCGGTATATTCGGCTAACGCTTTCGCGTATTCGTACATATCGCTGAACTGCTCTGGCTTGGGTTCCTCGCCAATTTCATCCTGGTCGGCTTGCGCCGGTTGCGGATTAACCTTAGCTTCCAGTTCCTTCAGCCTGGTTTCCATCGCTTCCCTGGCTTCGCGCTCTCGCCGCGCTTCTTCGCGGGCTGCTTCACGTTGCTTGGTAATCTCTGAAAACCGACGCTCTAACTTAGGATTCGGCTTCTTTTCCTTCGGTTCCTCTGTTGCTGTCGCGTCATCCCCTTCCCTGTCCTGTTCACTTTGATCTGCCTGGTCATCCGGCTCGGCTGCGGCGCTGTTTGCGTCATCGCTTGCCGCCTCGTTTGCTGGCGTGTCAACTAAACCAAGTTTTTGGGCTGTGAATTCCGCTAAATTATCACTGGTGACGATATTCGCCGCCAGACGTTCTTGCACTTCCGACATAGGTAACCCCTACGAATTAACCCGATGAAAGCCCATCGGTAGGCTTGGGTTATTGTCAACCCGAATACTTAACCTGTCAATCACATCATCCCAGGCGCCATGCCTGGTTGACCCTGCATTTCAGGCGGTTGCGGCTGCATTGGCGGTTGCATTGGTGGCTGCATTGGCTGGCCACCCATTGGCTGCGCCATTAATTCCTGACCGGCCTGAAGAAACGGGTTTTGGGTCTGATTAACTTCCATTTCCGCAAATGCCGCGGCTTCCTTTTGTTCCTGGTTGCGGCGTTCAATCTCCGCGGCCAGCGCACCCACCGGCAGACCACCCAGCACCAGCTTGACCAAGGCGTCCAATTCCATCTTATTCTGGTCGGTGACGCCCTTCATGTTGGTCTGATTGACCTTGGCTTCGTTGATTGTGTCGGTGTTGTAGGCGCGGCTGATTACATCCATCAGCTTGCGACGGTTTTGGCCGTCCTCGCGGATAGCGGCCACTTGACCGCGGTTGTTTATCTCCAACTGCATGGCGATCATTTGCTGTTGCATATCGGCAACGGCCTTTTCGGCTTGCATCAGCTTCATTTGGAACTGCGGCGGCACATCCGATTTGTCATCAATCTGCGCCAGCGGATTCATGGCGGCCAAGCGGTCGGCAATAATGTCAGCGCCAGGGAAATCCATGTTGCGGAACAGCAAATCGCCCGCAGCCTGGAACACTTGCGGGTCGGCCATCAGCGGCATCATGGTTTCGACAGCCTGTTCGCGTTTGCTGTTGTAGCCTGGGCCGGTGTCCATCACCACGTCATACAGGCCGACGGTCACGTTGTTCATCACCTCGCCGGTCGCTTGGGCTTCGTTGATGGTCACCATGTCCGGTTTGCCGTCCACCCCAATAATCCGCAGCACCCGCTGGGTGTCGTAGATTTTTGGGATCAAGTCCAGAATGATTTTGCCCGTGTGCTTGATGCTGCGGGTCATGTTGTCGTAAAAGTGGAAATTCGACAGGTCAACTTGCTGCTGCTGGCCCTGCAATGCCTTGCCCGAAATATTGCCAGGCAGGGCTTGGGACGGGTCGAATATACCCAGCACGGTTTTCAGGTCGTCAGCAATTGCACCCGCGGCCACCATAATGCCTTCGGGCGGCGGCTCTGGCTGAATACGGCTCGGCACAGGGGCGGGAACGCCCTCGATGTCTTTTTGCTTGTAGCGCAAAACCGGCGTTGACTTGATGTTGGCCAGCGCCCATTCGGATTCGTGGCCCTCGTCCTGCCCTTCGGCCAGCAGCCACTTAGGCTTTGGTGCCAGGGCAATCGATTCGGTCATGCTGGTGCGCCAGAAGTTGTACATCCGTTGCGGGTCTTTGGCAAACCGCACCAGGCCATACTTTTTGCGCTTGCCCTCGACCACCACCTGGGCGCCGTAACACGGGACAATCGGAATATATTTGCCTGGCCATTCGCGTTCTTCCAGCACTTCCATGGCGGTCAGCTTGCACCACTTGACCTTGCGGCGGTACGACGGGCGCGAATCCATGATGGTGATTTTGCTGGCGTCCAGCACTTCAGCCGACGGCAATTCATCCTCGTAAACCTTGGTGCCGTCAGACAGCAAAACCAGCGTCGCTTTCTCACGGACAACGTGCCAATACTCGGCTACGCGGATGTCCTCTTTAGTCACCCATTCCGCGTCGGAATCACCAGTCGATCTGGCGCTGAAGTTCGCGCCGTCATCCGCGCCAGGATATTGCTGGCGAAAATCCCGTTTGGACATAACGCTGGTGACCAAGCAACGCTCGGCGTCCGACCCGTCGGGCGAAACGCTGTTCGGGTCAAAGTACACCGAAAACGGGTCGTTGACCGGCTCGATATAAATTTCCTGGTCGAACGAATCTTCCGACACATAGTTGGTCGTAACGCGCCAGTAACCCCAGCCCATCTTGACCGCGTACTCAAATGCGGTGTCGTAAGCAGTGTCGGCGTTGGAATTGACTTCGATGTGGCGGGTAATGCCTTCGATCACTTGGGCGATTTTTAGGTCGCCTTCGTTGTTGACCGGATGCACTTTAATGCGGGGGCGCTGCTGGCGCTGCTGGTTGGTGACCTGGCGCACATAGGCGTCGATCTTGTTAATGGTCAGGCACGGGCGGGCTTCTAAGTTGCGGCTGTTTTGAATCTCGACCGGCCACTGGTCACCGGCTGCAAACTTCAGATCGCCCAGGGCTTCAGCGCGGTTTTGGGAATCGGCTTCCCCAACCAATCGCAGGAATTTAATTGCCTCGCCAATGCGCTTGTCACCATCTATGTCTTGCCGTGCCATGTTTTAGTCCTTTCAGCCCATCCACCCGCCAGCATGGGCCATTACTGGCCGCTTTTTAGCTTTGGTTGGCTCTTTAATCATCAGTCCAATATAGCGGAATGCGTCGGCGCCGTGCGAATACTGGTCATGCAGCGGTTGCTTGCTGAATTGGCCGGTTTCGGGGTCAACGTCGTAGCGATAATGGCGCAAACAGTTTAATCCATCCGCACAATTATCGCGATCAAAATAGCAGTTTGGGAATACAGTTCGGGCGGCATTAATCGAATCCACCACGGGGACGCGATCCAGGATGCGGGTTTTGTAGCCCGCATTCCGCACAATGTCCTCAATCGACCGGCCCGCCGCGGCCAGGGTTTTGGATTGCGCGTCGTGCGGTAACCAAATGGTGTCATAGACATACCCAAAGGTTTGAAGTTGGGCCAGATAGCTGGTCATCGTGCGCTGGTTGTCCTCAAAATACCGGATCAAATGCGTTTCCATACCGACAAATTGAATGAACCACCAGGCTGTGGCGTCAGACCACCCAAGGTCGCACACTGCGTGAACAGGCTTGGTTGGGTCATACGGCACTTTGGTAATTCTATCTTCGGCTTCGGCCTTCATCATTTCGTTGGCAAAGATAGCGCCATCAACAGTCTGACGGCAAATGCCTTCCCAAACTTGCTGGTATTCCTGAAAATCGCGGGCCTTGCTGGCTTCCATTTCCAGCTTCAACGTTTCGGGGAACCAAGGGTTGTCCCAGTAATTGATTTTGATGCTAATGCAATCCCGCGGCGGGTTGACCACAAACCGTTGGTAGGTTTCGTCCGTTTCCAGTTCGGGGTTAAATGACACCCAAATTTCTGATTCTTGCTTACGAATGGTCGGAATCAGGGTTTTCCAGGATATGCGGCTGACGCTCTGCGCTTCCTCAACCCAGCAAATGTCCACGCCCTCAAACGACTTAATATTGGTCGGGTTGTTCTTCAGGCCAATAAACGCAAATTCAGTGCCGTTGGCGCCGCGGATGCTGGTTTGCGTAATCTCATAAAAGCCCAGCAGCCCAAGGGCTTCAATCTGGTCGGACAGCAGCTTGTGGACGGAATCCTTAATGCTGATCTGAAACTCACGCGCACACAGAATTCGCATGGGCTTTTTGGCGCCCAAAATCAACAGCGCCCTGGCAATCCCCCACGACTTGGCGCCGCCTCGCCCGCCGTACAAAACCTTGTAGCGGCTTTTGCGGAACAGTCCTTCCAGCTTAACTGGGAACTGGGCCTTGGCGACCGCCTGGTCAATGTTCGATGTCGCGCTCTGATCCATCGGGGCTTACAAACATGACTTGAATGCCCGCAAGCGGGGCGCCGTCCTTGCCGGTTATTTCCTGCTCCACCTTGTCGCGCCAACCCAGGACATTCTTGGCCGTAAAGATGGCAAACGTGCTGTTATACGCGCCCGTGATCGTCCCTTCGACCAGATTTGCCTCTTGCAAACTCTTAGCTATTTTATAGGCGTCGGAAAAACG